TATGTCGCTGTTGACGAGACTCAAGTCAAGGTTGACATTGTTTCTAACCTCACACAATTCTTCAAGCTCCAAGAACAACTAGCAGCACACATCAGGGAAGAGGAAGAAAAAAGCAAATCAGTCTACGACCCTGATCAGAATTTGATGGAGGCTGCGCTCAAGCGAGTGATGGCCCAGCAAGAGATGGACAACTTGGTGGTACAGATCAGAGAGTGCATGGTCTACCAATCACCTCCCGAAATGGGCGCTCTGTATAGCGAAGTGTTCAGCATGAAGGACAAAATTGAAGAGGAGCAGACGCAAGCAAGGTTAAAGGAAGAGGCAAAGAAGAGGCAGGAACTATGGCTACGCAAGGAAGAGGAAAGAAACTTCCAGCTAAAGTTAGCATACCTAGTAGCGACTACTATATTCCTCCTGTACCTGTGGCTGTGGCTCCTGTTCGTCAGTCAGTTAAGGAAGACATAGTGGCTGCGATTCTGTTGTGTTTGTTTGTGGCCCTCCTGCTTCCGCTTGGGGCAATACTTTATCTGGACATCTTGGAAACAAAGAATGAAGTCAAGCAGGAACTTGTTAAGGTCGAACGGTTAAGAAGGCAAATTGAACAGCAACAACGAAAGGAGAAAGACAAATGAACGTGTATGAGATTTGGATTCTGTCGGTCTTGCTGGTGGTACTGACTGGCTGCGAAGACCGCTATAGGTATCCATGCCAAGACCCACTCAATTGGTCTAATGCTGAATGCAAGCCGCCAATTTGTACAGCAGCAGGAACTTGTCCAGAGATGCTTGTTAAACCAGAGGAGAAAAAGTAATGGCTACCATTGGATATAAACCTAATAACCGCCTGACAGTAGATGAAATTGAGGTCAGGGTATGGGCATTCGTTATCGTGGTCTTGGTGACCATTCTGCTGGCATCCATGGGGATGTTTCTGTACTCAGTTTCGTTTGTCACCCAGCCTATGAACGGCGCAATGGCGGCCATCGATAAGGTGTACACCCAGCAGATCAGCACCATCATGGTCTTCATCACTGGTGTGCTTGGTGGTGTAGCTGGACGCTCTGGTGTCAAAGCAATAGCCAATGCAAGTGCCAAGGCTGAAGCCAACGACAACGAGCCACCAGCACCATGAGCCTGTTTAATCCTTGGGTGATACTCGGCATCGTCATGGCGGTGCTGTCTGCTGCCGGCAGCGGGTACTACAAGGGCCAGCATGATGAGGTCACAAGACAGCAACTAGAGATTGCCGAACTCAATGCCCAAGCAAGGGCCAAAGAACAGGTTCTTATTTCTGCTGTGACTACCCAAGCAACAAAACTTCAAAAGGCTAATTACGATGCAAAAATTGCTGCAAAGGAGCGTGATGCTGCTATTGCCTCTGGTAATCTCAAGCTGCGGCTTCCTGTTAAAACCCCCGTCTGCCCCGTACAAACCGCCGGAGATCCCGCCCCTGCCGCCGGAGATAGCGTTCAAGCAGGAGCCGAACTTGACGCAACGACTGCTCAATCTCTTGTCGCCATCACCGACCAAGGAGATGCCAACACCCGACAGCTTAACGCCTGCATCGATGCCTACAACGCCGTCTACCAAACCTTAAGGAGTAAACCATGACACAACTGACAGCTAACTTCTCATTGCATGAACTGACCAAGTCAGAGACTGCCCTGCGCATGGGCTTTGACAATACGCCCGGTGAAGCCGAGACTGAAGCCCTTCGCCTACTGTGCGAGAACGTGCTGCAGCCGGTGCGCGATCACTACGGCAAAGGCGTGAAGGTGAACTCTGGATACCGCAGCCCTGAGTCCAATGCCGCTGTTGGTGGCAGCAAAACATCAGACCACTGCAAAGGAATGGCTGCTGACATTGAGATCCCCGGCGTGGCCAACGCAGAGCTGGCGCAGTGGATCATGGACAACCTTGAATACACCCAGCTCATCCTTGAGTTCTACACACCCGGCATTCCTGACAGCGGCTGGGTGCATGTGTCATACGACCCAGCCAACCTCAAGAAGCAAGAGCTTACCGCCACCAAAGTGGCAGGTAAGACTCAGTACTTGCCGGGCTTGGTGGCTTAATTACTGTGCGGCACCCAGCGCTTTGATGCGCTGGGTATAGCTGGCCGTGTGCCGGATACGCTTGACCATGTCAATGCGTGCGATGGTGTCTTCGTTGACTACACGCAGCTCCTTCAGCACGGTCATGCGCTCACGGGCTGGCCGCTTGCCAGCTTTAGCAGTCTTGTCGGCCAGATCTTCGTAGGCATCTTGCCACTCATCCAAGCTGTTGTGAACTGAATAAGGATCTTCCTTGCCGGGGACCATGAGAGCGTAGCCAATCGGCTGCACACCATCCTGCTGGACAACAGGCTGCACCACCACTGGCTCTGGCTCAACCGTGTCGGCAAACGCGGCCTCAATGATGACTGGATTGCTGGTCATTGCCGGTATGGCCACGGGCTCCGGCTTGGCCACCAGATCCAACGGGTTGGCTGGCTTGGCCACGGGCTGGGGCTTGGCCTCATCAGGAAAGTCAGCTGCCTCTTCAGCGCTGATCAAGCCCTTGAGCACATCAGGGAAGGCATCGCGCAGGGCAAAGCCGCGAGCTCGCATCTGCATCATGCGCTTGGGGTATGCCGACCATGGGCCCTGCTTGGCCCACAGGCCAGCTCGCTTGGCATCTTCAACGCTGAACTTGGCAACAACCGGCTTGCGATTTTTTCGCTTGGCAATGCAGACGGCCACCGGGTTGGGTGTGCCTTCGTTCTCAAAGTATTCCTCAACATCCTCACAGACCGCGCTGGCCTGCACCAAGGCCATCATGGCATCGCCGTAAACCGATGGCTTGCCGTTGATCACCGCGATGTTCTGCAGCGCCTGCATGGGTGCCAGCCCCATCTCATAGCCCCACTGCACGCAGACCAGAATGTCTTGGGGCTTGCCTTGGTAGGCCTTGGGCACCATGCTGGAGCTGGCCAGCATGTCGCTGAATTGGATGGCCTCGGTGAGGGTGGCTGGCGCAAAGCCCCTGTTAGTGGTTGTTAGTTCCATTTGGTTCTCTCTCAGTTAAGTAGGTTTGCATAGTGGTGAAGATCAGATCGACCATCGCGTTAACGAAAGCCTCGGCATCCTCTTCGGTCAGATCTTCCTTGTCGATCACATCGAGCAGCGCCAAAACGGCTTTCTCATATGCATGCAAGATTGCTGGAGTGTCAGGTAGATTCACGACTGCTCCTTAATGCTCAGCGTGGTCTGGCGCACAGAGTAGGCTTCCTTGGCTGGCACCAAGCGCTCGGCTGCCGCCTTGTAGTTGCGCATGGGCCAGCTGATGACGTACTGGCCAGCTCGACCACGCTCAGCTTGGCCAAGCTGCTCCTTGATCAACTTCTCGGCATCATCAATACTGGCCTCGGCTGCCCTGATGGCTGCCTTGTTTTCAAGGATTCCCTTGGCCAAATCACCTATGTTGGGTGGAAGATCAATCTCTTCCTTGGTTGCTGCTGTAGGGTAGATGCGATCCATCTCCTTGCTGGTCTCAGGTGGGTACCAGTCTATGGCGCCAGACTCGCGGTAGGTTTTCAGCTTGTGGTCAAAGGCCAGCACAGATTTGATGATCTCCTTTTGGGTTTCGTGGTGCGGTGCAAACAGGAACACGCGCAGCTCAATGCCTTGGTAGAGCACGCAGACCGCGCCCCATCTGTGGCCGGTGATCAGCATCTGGCCTTGCAGCTGGATGGGGCCACGGGCAAGGTGGGGCACATCTTCTGGCATCATCTTGGTGAGCTTGGCTTCCAGCACGCCGGGACCGTTGAGAATAATTGAGTCTTGGCCAACCACATACAGACCCTTGTCGGGGTCGGTGAAGATCTCTTGGCCAAGCCCAAAGCCAATGCCATCCAAGCTGCATGACAAGGGGATGGACTCATGGGTGTAGGCCTGCCCAATCTGGGTATCAAAGTCGGTGATCCCCAAGCGCTTGGCTGATTCGATCAGGATCACTGGCTCCAATGTATTGCCCCAGCCCATGGCTTCGTTGCCAATGTCGGGGCGCTCTTTGCCATCAATGGCGTTGATGCTGAACTGCAGCTCATCATTAGGGGTGCTGTACTTGCTGAAGCCCATGAGGCCGGGTAAGCGCGATGCGCTCATTGCTTTATCGTCGGTCAGTTTGCCTGCCATTTTTTACTCCTGTAGTTGATAAACACGCACCACTCTGGCATGCGCTTGGGGGTGATTGGCCTCAACAAGGCCAACCTTGACGAACTGCTTGGTGCGAAAGACCGCGCCCAAAACAGATGGGTGGAGGTGCGCGGGGATCTGGACCCGCTCGCGCACATCATTGATGCTGACGCTGCCACGCTGGCGGCAGACCTCGGCTGCGACAACTCGGCACCGTGCCAAGAAGTCGGCATCGCGCTGCTCAAACAGGTCGAGCTGCGCATCCCGGATGATCTGGCCAACCTTCATACGAAGATGATCACAACCACAGCAATGACTGCAACCACATACAAGACCATGTCGGCAGCTGCGGCTGCTCTGGTTTCAAGCGGGTGTGCTGGCGGCAGCAAGGCACGCTGCAGGCGCAGCATGTCGGGGTCTGATTCTGGGGTCAGGGCAGGCTCATAGGATGAGCCGATGATCACTTTGCCGGTGTCGATTTTTTTGGCCATGGTTTACTCCTTAGATACGTTTGAGAAGGTTGGACACCTGTGAGGCGTTCCAGTTGGTATTGCCGCGTGGTGTGGCCACGCCGCGTGCTTGCAGGGCTGCTGCGATATCGCGCATGGTGTCGGCGCCAGACTTGGCGATGATGTCGCGCACGATGGGGCCAACGCGCTCAGCGTACTTGTCGGCCTTGGCTTGGATCTTGGCCACGCCAATGGCTGAGCCGATCTCAGGTGTGGGGCAGCCAAGGGTGCGGCCCTGTGCCTTGACCTGCGCCAGCGCTGACTTGGTGCGCTCGCTGATCTTGCGTGCTTCCCACTCAGCAAAGACGGCCATCATTTGCAAGAAGGTGCGGTCGGCTTCGGGCATGTCGGCGCAGACGAAGGGCACGCCGGACTCAAGCAGGCCAGAGATGAAGTGGACATTGCGCGCCAAGCGGTCGAGCTTGGCGATGACCAGCATGGACTTGGTACGCTTGGCGGTGGCCAGAGCTGCAGCCAGCTGCTCACGGTCGTTCTTGCGGCCAGACTCGACCTCTGTGAACTCGGCCACCAGCTCGGCGGTGCCGATGTGCTTGGCCACAGCTGCACGCTGGGCATCAAGGCCGAGGCCGGACTGACCTTGGCGGTCGGTTGAAACGCGGTAATAAGCGACGAATTTGGTGGTTTGAAAGCTCATGCTGCCACCTTGCCAAACTTAGCAATAAGAGCCTTCAGTTTACGAACTTCGCCTTGCGCCCATTTCTGTTGTACAGGGCCGTTCTCACCTTGCAAGTCTTCGTAGTTCCAATGAGGATTTGTTCCATCCAAAAACATTTCAAGAACGTAGCGGGCTTCTGCCAAAATTTCAGCTGCGGTGTAACTTGCAATCTCGCGCTTGTCGTCGGTTGCGATGCCCTCAAGGCTGTGCGCCAACTCATCGATGTTGAGTGCGGCAGTCAGTAGTTTGTTAGTCATGTTGAACTCCTTTAGGCTTTATCTGCCTGTTGAACATGAACGTATCTTAGCACGGTTTGTATATCGCTTTGAAAGTACCTAAACCAAGTATTTTCTAGGGAGTTACCCTAATACAACACATTTGGCTGGGCAGGCGGTATCAGGTAGATATACACTCAGCGCCCATGAAACCTAAACTCAAACCTTTTCTCATGCGCTTGCACCCAGCCACGCGGGAGCTGCTTGACAAGGCGGCTCTTGACCAAGGGCGCAGCGTGTCATCCTTGATCGACCAGTGCGTGCGTGAGCAGCTGCAGCCACGCTACGGTGAGCTCCAGCCCCGGCTGCAGCGGTTCCTCTCCGGGGTGCGCCAGCCATGACACCACAAGAAGCACACAAGTTGTTGGATATGGTGCGCGATGGCCAACTGGTGCCACCGTACCTGATTGAGCTGGCGCTGGTGGCCACGGGCGACAAGACTACAAGGCCTTGGCCATGAATGAAACAATCCTTGCGCTGGACTTGGGCACCACCACCGGCTGGGCATGCAGGCCCATGGACGGCAGCATTGTGCATGGCTGGGCCAGCTTCAAGCCCGGCAGGTACGAGGGCGGCGGCATGCGCTATTTGCGCTTCAAGCAGTGGCTCTCCGAGCTCAAGGGCACGGTGGGCGGCGAGCTGCAGGCCGTGTACTTTGAAGAGGTCAGGCGGCATGCCAGCACTGACTCGGCGCATGTCTACGGTGGGCTGATGGCCACGCTGACTAGCTGGTGCGAGCACCACAAGATCCCTTACCAAGGCGTGCCGGTGGGCACCATCAAAAAGCATGCAACCGGCAAGGGCAACGCCGGCAAGCAAGACATGGTCGTGGCCATGCAACTCAAGGGCCACCCAGTAACCGATGACAACGAAGCAGATGCGCTGGCGCTGCTGCACTGGGCACTGGAGGCTAACGCATGATCTCGCGGGTTCTGCTTTGCCTGCTGATGATTTGCATGGGGCTGGCTGGGTTGTTGGCCATGCCGGTGCCGGTGACAAGCCAGCAGCTGCAGGCCAAGGCCAGATGGGCATCCAAGGACAAGGTATGTGCCAAGGCCAAGAAGAGCAAAAAGACAATTGAGATTTGCAACAAATGGGGATTGATATGAGAGACCAGATCACAAACCAGCTGCAAGCGCTTGAGCAGCAGATGGCTGCTGTCCACCAACGGTTGGCCGATATCAGCAATGTGCGCAATGATGCAATTGAAGAGGTGGCCGTTGCCATTGAGCAGATGAAGGCCTTTGGCCAAGACACGGTCAGCAGTCTGGCCATTTACATCCGGGAGCTAAAAGATGATTAGTTTTCTTATTTGCGTGGCTTTGATGATGCTTGGCGCACTGCTGATGCTGTTGGTGCTGTGGGTCATGTTGCATTGGCTGGAGGTGGATTGATGCACATCAGCTACGTCAAACTGTTCCGCGATGACGAAGGGATCGTGCGGGACACCCAAGAAGCCAACGGCGAGATCCGCAACTTCCAGCACCAGATTGAGCTGCTCAAGCACGCGCTTGAGCGCGAGATGAACACGGTGACCGACCTGCGTGAGCTGTTGAACACAGTACGCAGGATTGCCTACGAACTAAACGAAGAGATATTGAAAGACCAAGATGCCAAGACCGAAGAGTGAGTTAACCAAAAGCGGGAAAACCGTTGGAGTGCGAGTAACCCAAAGCGAGCATGCTGAGTTTGTAAAGCTGGGCGGCTCCAAGTGGCTGCGCAAGATACTGGCTCATGAGGCCAAGAAGACTGCCCAAGCCAATGACTCAGGGTTTGGCGCAAGGATCATCAACCGTGTCCTTGGCAGATGAGCTGGTCTGCCCACAATGCGGCAGGGTCCACCCAGATGCCAAGCTCATCACGCTGCCTGACGGCACCAAGGTGGGCAGCTACAGCGAGGCCTACCGCGCCTACACCGAGGCCAAGTGGGTGCTTGACACCTTGCCAGTCACAGTCAACAGACGGCGCAAGAAGACACCGCAGATCAGCAGGCGGGACTACATCTTGGGCGTACAGGACAGGCGTGGCAAGCAAGCAGCCAATGAGCTGGCCACCAATGTCACCAAGCTATGGAAGGCATCCAAGTGAACGCGATGACTGAGCCAGTCCACTTCCAGCTACCCAAGAAGCCAAGGATCTACGCCAAGGATCCGCTGCCAGATCAACGCAAGGTGGCTGTGCTGCCGATCAAGGCGGTCTATGACCCAAAGCTATCCCATGGCGGCCTGCATGTACTTGCAGCGCTGTGCAGCTACTGCAACCGAGCTGGTATCACATGGGTCAGTCAGACAAGGTTGGCCAAGGAACTCAACATAACCCAGCAGGCCGTGGCCAAGCAGTTCAAGCAGCTCAGAGAGCTTGGCTACCTTGAGACAGTCAAGAAGGGATTCAAGGGCGAGCGCACAGACACGCTGCGGGTGATCTTTGACAAGTCGGTGGACGCAGACACAGCCATGGCAGTCACCAGCAGTATGGAAGACACCCGCTCACCACAGATCAAGGAGCAGCAAGCCATGGAAGAAGTAGACAGAGAGGGCCAAGCAAGAGTCGCCCAAGCAATCAGCAAAGTACTCAAGCAACCA